ACCCTTTGCAAAAGCAGGAAATATGGAATGCTGTTTTTAGTCGTTTTTCAGGACTTTCTTTTCAAGAGATATACAAAGCCTTTCAGATGGACAGAAGTGGGGAATTTGGCAACGTGACAGAGCATTTTCAATTCTTTGATGTTTCTTACGTTTGTACGGTTTTAGGGAAATATCGCCAATGGCTGCAAGACACTCAGCGATTGCATAACATTAACATTTCACAATTACCCAAAAATCAAAATACAATGACAGAGGAGGAAAAAGAAAAAAACGTGCTTCGCTGGCTCAATGAGCATTTTGAGGAGTACAAAGAAACTAAGGAATTACCTATGCTATCCGTGCCTATTTATGATACACTCTATCAGCGAGGTATATTACAACCTTATTTTGCTACTCTCACCGAAAAGGACAAGCAACTAATGCGAGCGGAAACCGAGAAGCGACTTCGACAAGAGCAAAATAAGGCAAAGGATAAGCAGGAATATAGTGCTATTAGGGCATTGATAGAGCATTTTCAAAACAGCACCAATGACCCTGACGGAAAATTAAGAAGGTTCAAAAAAGAAGATACTTTGAAATTCTTTTACAATCACCTCATTACACAAGGCAAAGAACTTTCGGAATTACTAACGTCGAAATAAACAAAAAAAACACTAAAAAAAATGAACAAAAGTAATAACAATAAATTTATAACAGAACTCCGTGCAAGAGGATTGCAAGTTACACCTCAAGAAGCGCGAAACCTAATGAATATCGCAATTGCCGAACACGATAAAGCAGTAGTAATGCCCGTGCTAAAACGTGAGAAAATAGCCCATTATGCTATCCTTGCCTTATCGTATGCCGATAGCCTCAATGAATTAATGTACGGAATTGATGACACAAAGTTCAGCAGAGAATTTAAACTCGCATTTCGTAGGCTAAAACTATACAGCGGGGAGGCAGTCAAGCAATTCAAAAAAACAATGAAAGACGACAAAGTACTCATTGAAGCATTTGAATCGTACTCTAACGACTTATCAGAAATGATATATCAGCACTTAGATGTTATTAACGAAAAGTATAAAGAATAATGAAAATCATAGACCTATTCAGCGGAATTGGGGGCTTTTCACTCGGCTTTCAACGAGCTGGCTATCAATTTACAGAACACTATTTTTCAGAAATAGACAAACACGCTATTGCTAATTATAAATACAACTTTCCAAATGCAAAATACATCGGAGACATTACTTCTATTCACAGAAGAGACTTTGCAGACATTGACATTATCACTTTTGGTTCGCCTTGCGTCGATTTCTCAATGGCTGGAAAAAGAAAGGGGCTTAAAGGAGACAAAAGTAGCCTTATCGAGTACGCAATTACCCTCGTGGCTCGGGTCAGACCAAGTGTTTTTATCTGGGAAAATGTTAAAGGAGTATTCTCCTCAAATGCTGGCGCAGACTTTTGGGCAATTCTCCAAGCGTTTGCCAACATTGGGGGTTATAGACTTGAATGGCAATTGCTTAATACAAGCTGGCTTTTACCCCAAAATCGACAGCGAATTTACCTTGTCGGACATCTTGCAGGACGAAGTATCCCAGGAGTATTTCCTATCCAAGAAAATGATTGCCTTTTTGCAACAAAAACGCAAAGTCAATTTCAATCCAAAATTAGTGGAACAATCAAAGCCAATGGCAATATGAATGCTGATGACACCTACATCATTCCTAAAACTGCAAGTACCCTCACAGGAGGCGGGCATTCTGGAGGCTTGCACTCTGATATGACAGTAATACAACTTAATCCCTCTACTGAGTCTAATGGTAGGCAACCTTACCAACAAAATAGGGTATATGATGAAAGAGGAATATCACCTGCCCTAACAAGAAATAATAATGATTTTATTATTAAACAACGCTCACGAGGCAAAAATAAAGGCGCAGATCTCAAAATCTGCCCTACCATATCAAGCAATGCCTTTCAAGAGAATAATCTACTGTGTGGCGTACGCCGCCTTACCGAAATAGAGTGTGAACGCTTGCAAGGATTTCCTGAGAATTGGACACAATACGGCAATTACGATGGAACGATAAAGCCTATTGCCAAAACCCAACGCTACAAACTCATCGGCAACGCTGTAACTGTAGATATAGTAGAATTAATAGCAAAAAAAATAAAATTTACAGAACAATGAAAAAAACAAAAAAAAGAGAAGAAGTTCGCTTTAAAGAAGGCGACAAAGTAAGAATAATCTCTAAGAATATAGAAGGTGTTATTATTAGCGTTGATAGCGTTAATATGATTTACGAAAACTGTACATATAGAGTAAGGATTGGTAAATACACTACTCCAGTAGCTGTGTCCAATTTAGAAAAAATATAGAACAATGAAAAAACAATCATCACAAGAACAAGAAGCAGTAGAATTATTCGAGTACGCTGCACGCAACCTCATCAAGGAATTTTGCCACAAGCAAGACCTACAATTTGAATTTGACAATTACGATGTAGGCATAGGTATTATATGCTTATCCGATTACTTCTTCAATATCGAGGATATATACTATGATATGAAGCACAATAACCCCAAAGGCAAGATACTGCAATGGTACGACTACCGACTAATGCACGAGTCTAATATTAATTACCGCTCCTATTGTATGGGATTTAGAGAAGAACTAAAAACTAAAAAATCAAAGAAATGAAAACAATCCAAGAACTCGTGCCACTTATCCAAGGGTGGGCAAAAGAAAGAAAAATCTATGAGCAACTAACCCCATTTGATGAACTCCTGAAAACACACGAGGAAGTCGGCGAACTTATCAAGGCGTGTTATGACAACGACAAAAACGCTATTCAGGACGCCATAGGCGATGTAATGATAACAATGATTAACTATTGTTATTTTGTTTTTAAAAACAAAGATTTTACAATAGAAATAATTAATGCAAGATATATGTTTGACTCTTTTGAGGGGTCATCTACTATAAACTATTTAGGATATATAACTAAGACCCTCATAGGTCTATTTAATGAAGAATTTTTATTGCAAGAATATAGTAATATTCCTCGTAATGTTTTTTTTCGTTTATCCCATATATCCCAATTGCTTGAAAAGATAGCCCAAGATGAGAACACCTCCCTTGAGGAGTGCCTAAACATTGCTTACAACGAAATCAAAAACAGAAAAGGAAGAATTATTAATGGAAAATTTATCAAAGATGAATAAATTGAATTACCCCACTTGGCTCGTCTCATTGGAGATAGCCAAAGAGTTCAAAGGAATAGGATTTGATGAGCCTACGTTATTTCATTATTACGAAAACGACTTTGATGTTACAGTAGAAACAAATAGTTACTATGATGAAGGAGAAGCTCAAGGATATTTGCATTTTTATATATCTGCATTTAAAGAAGAAAACTTTAATAGAGATAAGAAATGCGTTTCTCTCCCCACTTGGGACGACACCCTCGCTTGGTTCAGAGCGAAAGGCTACAAGATAACATTCAAGGATATTAACATCGGCACGCAATGCGCTTTCTACCACTTGGATATTAAGGAGGGGCACACATTTAGCCATTTTGCGAAAAAGTATGAGAAAGCACGAGAAGCACTGGTGATGAAGTTAATTGAAGTACATAAGGAATTTGGTAATAACATTAAACGAAAATAAAGATAGATAATATGATTACAAAATTAAGCGAATTAAAAGAAGGCTCTCTTATTCTATGTAAGAAGGAAGAGGATAATACTTTTTCTCCCTTGCTATTATCAGAAGAGCAAGGAAAAGCATTAAAGGCATTCCTAATTTCTTTAAGTAAAGATGAGCCTCTGGTATCATTAGGAAATTATACAAGACTAATTGAGGAAAAGCCCACTTTTACTTGTAAGGTTACGATTCCAAAAATTAATTGGGAAACCCTTTAATTTTTTGAGAGACAAAGACACTTTTTTTAGTTCTTTGTCTCTTTTTTTGCAAAAAAAATATTATACGTAAAACATTGATTATGTAGTAATTATATACTTTTGTTATAGATACAACAAAATAAATGTAAAAAAAACAAGTAAAATACTTGCGTAATTAAAAATCTTACTATATCTTTGCGGTGTAAAATTAAAACAAGAATAATTATTAACAATTTAAAAACTCAAAGAAAATGACAACAACAGACAAAACATTAGGCTTACAAGAATGGGTGAATGACAACAACTTCACCACTGAAACAATTAGCGATGAAGCAATCGTTGAATTTGTAAAAGAAAACTACAGATATTACAACTATGTTGATAGTATCGAAGAAGCAGAACAGCTGTACAACGACTCTATTGATGACCGTGATGAGTGGTTAGAGTTAAGAGCGTTAGACACCCCCGAACGAATTGAAACGTTCATCGTTAAAGGTGAAGAAATTGAAGGGTATGCTCGATATGATGAAACCTATACAGTAGAGATTGTAGGTATAGCAGACCGTCAAGGCGGTGAAGAGCAGTTTTATATGATTGAAATTTCTCATCGCTAATAAACAATATTAACATTTAAAACACTTATAAAGATGAAATTAGAATTTTACACAACAAATAGCTACACCTACATTGTAGCAGGTAATGTTACTTTCAAAAAGAAAGAGCAAGGTTACCCACAAGTTAATGACGTGCCTTATGAAAAGGTAGAGGCACAAAAATTCACAGAAAGACCATACTTTGTAACATTCATTGATGTAGATGGTGAAATTACCAACGAAAATCTGGATGAAGCGTACACTAAATTCTGCAATTTCTGCAAGAGAAAACACGAAGCAAAGAAAATTCAGAATGAGAAAGAAATGCAAGATTTAGAAGCTGACTTTCGTGCCCTTGAAAATGAAATTAAAGAGGGTAAAGTATTCGAGGCTAATGTAGATAACCTCAGTAGAATATTGTATTATCTTAATTCTATGAATTGGGGGGTATGGCGATTACCCAATATGTCAGTAGGTTACAGTGCGCACCAATATGATTACAATGGGCGCAATGTTACCACAATTAGCCTTGATGAACCTATTAACTATTATGGCGAAATGGTTAGTAAATTCAAAATAGGGGGCAGTCGCAATTTCTTGCCTAAGTATCGCTTTATTAGATAAATTAAAAGCCCCTAACACTACATTAGGGGCTTTACTTTGTAAAATTAAAACAAGTCTAACGATTTAAAACCCTTAGAAATGAGTGACAAAAATACAAAATATATGGATAATGACAAACTTTTTGAACTAAAAATGCCGAAATTCTTATTAGCATTACAGCCAGAGCCTGAGCATTTGCCTAATGGTTTTCACTTTATTTACTCTCCTCTCTACTTATCTCTGATATTGGTAATTAGAGAGCGCACACAGCAGATAGTTCTTAACAGAGAATTAAAGAGTAAGCCTCAGAAGTTATATGTATGCAATGAAGATGAGCAATTCAGGCTCATAATAATTCAGAATAACGTAAAGATAACAGGAGGGGAATTAGCCCCTGCTATTTCAGAAACACAATTCTTAGATGAAGCGTGGCAATGGTACAATACTAATATGATAACACAAGAATAATTATGACACCGCACGACAAAGTAATATACATCATTCAGCAATTAGAACTATCCGATAGCAAGGTAGCAAGAGCAATTCAGAAGAGTACATCAGCAGCCACACACAAGCGGATGAGGCTCAGAGATAACAAGTTTACTGAGGAAGATTTTCAACGGATACACGATTTCTACCTCGAAAAACTGAGAAGCATAGAAAAGTTATAAATATAACAAAATAATTTTTACACAAAGACGGGCAAAACGCTCGTCTTTTTGCGTTTTATAGGGTGTGATAGTCAGGCGATTGCCGTTTTGCAATGTTAAAA